CTGGATTAAAAATTGATGGTACTATACACAATGGCGGACTTAAATCAATGGTTGCTAATGATGTAACAAACTTTTTAAGTGATGGTATTAGTGTATGGCTTCACGGCGATGCAAGAGCAGAACTAGTTTCGGTGTTTACATATTTCTGCCACATAGGATATCTATGTACTGACGGTGGAAAAATTAGAGGAACTAACGGAAATAACTCTTATGGAACATTTGGTTCCGCGGCAATTGGTACACTTGCAAGTGAAACACCAATAACTGCAAAAGTAGATAATAGATATTACGGAGCAACGGCTCCAGAAGTGTATAACAATGCTGATAAAATTTTTGCTATAGGTTACACTCATGCGGGACAAGATTATATTAATGCAAATTATACTATATCAGGTTCAGGTTTAAATGTAGCTGTTGATAACACATTTACAGAAAAACGTAACGGTGGAATTAGTGAAATTAGATTATTAGATCCAGGTGATTCTACTGCTTCAGGTGGTAGGGGTCATTTAAGTGGTGTAAGAAACTCTGCACAAAGTGGAGATACTATTTCAATTACACTTGCCCAATCAGATGTTAATGATGCTTCACACTATGCCGGTAGAGCATATTTAACATTTGATAATATTATTACCGCTGATGCAAGTCGTCCAGAAGGAACATATAGTAATGTTCCAGCAACTTCAGATAATCCTCTAGCATATATTCCGCAACAAGCATTTTCAATAACTGTTGACGGAGCAGGAGCAGTAACAAATATTACACCATTAGACGGAAGTCATAGTCATAGGGTTGGTGATACAATTACAGTTTCAAATATTAACCTTGGTAACATAGGCGGAGTACCTGATGTAACATTTAAAGTTGCTAGTGTAACGCCTGGTATGAGAATTTATTTAGAAGAAGGTAAAGGTAGAGGACAATATGCATTAATAGATGAATATTTTCCAGCAACTAAAAAAATTAATGTATTAAGAGAAAGTGATGGCAAACGTGGTTGGGATCACATTGTTCCAGGTTGGACAATTGCAACTGTATTAGATGGAACAACAACTTATAGAATTGAACCTAGAGTTACTATAGTTGATCCAAGTTATTCAACAGAAGTACGTAACACAGGAATTACAGGACAATGGATAGCGGCTAGTGGACACGGAGATACATTAGTTGCATTTACCGATTCAAGTGAAAAAGCTGTTTATTCAAATTTAGCAGGTACGACTTGGACAACTGCGGCAACTGATACTGATTGGGTCCAACCTAATTGTGTATTAAAATCTAAAGGTAAATTAAAATATTATATTGCTTTAGGTAATGGCGGTTATGCTAACTTGTCTACAGCAGGTACAGCCTGGGGTTCAACACCTTATCCTATTGCTTCAGCAAACTATGTTGATATTTGTGAAGGACCACACTCTTCAACAGCAAGTACAGTAATTGCTATTGCAGACGATAGTAATAACGTACAAGTTTCTGTAAGTGATGGAACTACTTGGACAGCTAGTCCTATTACAGGAGCAGGTACAGGATTTAAATGGATTGCTTACGGTAACGGTAAATGGTATGTTGTTAAACCAGACGGTACAGCTTATCAAAGTATTAACAACGGAGCAAGTTGGGTAGCAGACAATAATGTTTGTCCTTCAACTTATACTGTAACAGGGTTTACATATGGTAATGGAAGATTTATAGCATCTTGTAAACCTAATGGAACTTTTACAGCACCTTTTGATCCTTCAACAACAATGATTAGTGATGGATCATCAACTACAAGTGCAACGTTTGGATTATCATCAACGTTCTTCTTTAGTTTTACAGATGCTTCAACTACTGCAACAAATTCAGTATGGTACGAATCAGATAAAACATTAATTCTTGATACTGATGATTGGGCAGTTGATTACCAAGATGGATTATTTGTAGCATCAAGTACAGCTGGTAAAATAAGAACAGGTGATGGCGGTCATGTATGGATGGAAAAAACAAATCTTACACCAGGAACTGCTTTTAGAACTAATAATAGAGGGTTTACAACATCAAAAGGACCAGGTTGGTGGTTATTAGATACAGCTTCGCAGGCTACTATAACACATTTAAAATTTGGAGCAACGCCTAAAATTAGAGCAATTGTTGATACAGGACGTATTACAAAATTCTTAGCAACAGAACCTGGTAGTGGTTATGATTCAGCATCACCTCCAAGTATAACTTGTGCTGACACACAAAAAACAGAAGACGCAACAGTCTCTATAAGAATTAATAATGGAGTATTAGGTCAACCACACTTTAAAAACAGAGGTGCTGGTTATACGAAATTTAATGCTGTTACAATTACAGGTGACGGGTTTGCAGATCAATTCCAAACCGGTTTACACATTATTGTTAAAAACTTAACACTTTTACCAGGACCTGGGGACAACTTAACATTTACAAGTATTAATGATGTAATTTATAAAGTTGGTTCAGTTGAATTATTATCTGGAGCAGTACCTAATGCTACTGCAAAGATTTCACTTGCACCTACTATGGGTAATGCAGAATCACCAGTACATGAAGAAGATATTATTATCAGACAACGTTATAGTCAGGTTAGATTAACAGGACATGATTTCTTAGATATTGGTACTGGTAATGAAGTTACTACAGATTATCCAAAATTATATGTTGAAGGATATTCTTCAGTTTATCCACCAGAACAACAAAACGAAACTATTGAATATGCAGGTGGACGAGTATTTTATACTTCAACCGACCAAGACGGTAACTTTAGGGTTGGTGAATTATTTAAAGTTGAACAAAGTACAGGTATTGTAACAATTAATGCTTCACAATTTGATTTAACTGGACTAAAAGAATTAAGATTGGGTGCTCTTATTGTAGGCGGTACACAAGCAGTTATTAGAGAATTTTCAAAAGAATCAACATTTGTTGCAAATTCAAATAATATTGTACCAACACAAAGAGCTATAGCAACTTATATATCAAGTAGAATAAGCGGAGGTGGATCAAATGTTGCCGCTAACGCCGTACTAGCGGGTACTGTTAAATTACACAATATAAATCAACTATCGCATACCGCAGGCGGAACAATTATGGTTGATTCAATCATGAATATGCGGGGAGTGAGTGGGGCACCATTAGCAATGGCATATTTTAACAATGGAATATTTTCAAGTATGTTCCAGGAATTATCTGAAGATCCTGAGGGGTATTATGATATGGGAACGGGAATATAAGGATTGGAATGATATGATAAATACTAACAATATGCATTTAGGAAGAAAAAATGGCTGAATTTAAACTAGGAAGAATAAGGTTTGTATGGAAGGGTGCTTGGGTATCTAGTACCGTTTACTATAAAGATGACATTATACGTCATGGTGGACGTACATATATTTGTATTTCTGGACATACAGCTTCAGCGTCATTTACAACAGACGAAGCTACTAAATGGCAGAAATTTACAGATGGAACTGAGTGGCAAAGTACTTGGACATCAGGAACAGCTTATAAAGTTAACGATATTGTAAAATATGGCGGTTACTTATATGTTTGTAATACAAGTCATACTTCAGAAACTCCAGGTGGAAAATTAGAAACTGATCAAGCAAAATGGGATTTATTTGCTGAGGGATTTGATTGGAAAAATGATTGGTTAGTTGCTACACATTATAAAGTTAACGATATTGTAAAATATGGTGGAACACTTTATCTATGTACAGTTGCACATACATCTTCAGGATCATTTAATTCAGATGAAGACGGATTAGAAGCAGACGCGGCAAAATGGGATACTTTTGCACAAGGGCAAGACTGGAAAACAGACTGGGCACCTAATACAAGATATAAAAAACATGATGAAGTAAAATACGGTGGACAACTTTATATTGCTAACCAAGGACACATTTCCGGAGCCGATGCGGCAGAAGGGTTAGAAGTCGACCAAACTAAATGGGATTATTTACACAAAGGTATTGAATACAAGTCAGTTCACTCTGCAACAACAAGATATAAAGCTAATGATGTTGTTAAGTATGGAGGCGGACTTTGGATTTGTCAAGTAGGACACACATCAACAACTAATTTAGCGGCTGACGTTACAGCAAACGGTGTAGCGGCAACTGTTGATACAATTAGTGGTGCAGACGTGGCAAGAACAGCTGGAACTTATAATGATGTAACAGGTACATCAAGTGGTTCTGGTATAATGACACATACAAGATTTAATGTTGTTGTTGACAGTAATGGTGCTTGTACAGTTACACTAGTTAGTGGTGGTTATGGACACACAGCAACTGATGTAATTTCGATTCCTAATACACAAATTGGTGGTTCAGGTGCAACACTTACATTTAACGTTGCAACAATTACTACAGCAACACGCTGGTTAGAGTTTGTTGCAGGTTTAGAATTTGAAGACAGTTGGTCTAACGCAACAAATTATCAACCAGGTGACTTTGTAACCTATGGTGGTTATTCTTATATTTCAAAAACAAATAATAGTAACGTAGTACCATTTGGAAACACAGCTCATTGGGATTTATTTACAACAGGATTTAATTTACAAGGCGACTATGATAATGCTACTGCTTATAAAACAGGTGACGTTGTTAGAGTTGGTGGTTACACATATCTTTGTAAAGCAAACTCAACAGGTAACAGACCACCTAACGCAACTTATTGGGACAGATTAAATTCAGGTATTTCTTGGAAAGACTCTTGGACTAACGGAACATTTTATGATGCCGGCGATGCTGTTAGAGGTATAGGTAATAACAATTCTTATATTTGTAAATTAGCACACACGGCTGATCAAGTTTCTGCACAAAACAGACCAGACCAAGACGTAGCAGGAACTTATTGGAATTTATTAAGTGGCGGTGTAGAATCAGGAAACTTAACAACTGCTGGTGACATAGTTTACTATGGCGGAGCAGGACCAACAAGATTAGGTATAGGAACTGCTGGACAAGTTCTAAAAGTTAACGCGGCAGGTGATGCTCCTGAATGGGCATACTTCGGCCAAGTTGAAGGTGTTTACTATGTAGGACCAAATGGTGCTGACGGTGTTGCACCTATAGACGGTGTTACACTTGATAAGCCTTGGAAGTCTGTTAGATATGCATTGAACGAAATTAGAAAAGGTCCTAGAAATGTAAATGCTTGTACTTTATTAAAACGTAATAAAGCATTTATTAGTGAAGAAGCTGGTATACAATATGTTGCTTGGAAAATAGCAAATAACTCAGCACCTTTTAGTACAGGTTATACACACGATTCTGCAAAATGTAAACGTGACATGAATATTATTATTGATGCATTAATTTATGATGTATCACATGGTGGCAATAGACGCTCGAGAGAAGCGGCATTATCATTCTTTACAGATGCAGGCGCAAGTTATATTTCAGGACAAACAACACAAACAGTTGATGTAATTAATTACATGGTATCAATAATTGATACTACTATTAGAAATTTAGCACCAGCAATAAACTATCAAAATTTAAATGGTGTTGGATCTCCGATTTTAAGAAAAACAGAAACAAATAGTGCTGAAGAAGGTGTTTATACAACAATACAAACACTAGCGGCAATTATTACTGATGCTATTACGGCAGGTAATACTACTGGTGTTCCAAAAGAACAAATAGGTTATAATACACTTTTTGTTAAAACAGGAATTTATAAAGAAACATTACCAATGATTGTTCCAGAAGGAACAGCAGTTGTTGGAGACGAATTACGTTCAACAGAAATTAAAGCATTAACGTCAGGAGATTCAATAACTTCTAACGCTCATGCAACATTAACAATGCAAGGATTAGCACATATTAAATCTATTATTGATAATGTTATTCTTAATACTTCAATTACAAAAACACCAGCAGGTGCTCACTTAACAATGAATAACTTGGGAGCCGCTGATGGAAGTAGAACAGCAGGAACTTATAATGGTGTAACAGGTACATCAAGTGGAGCAGGTACAGTTGGAACATTTAACATTGTTGTTAATGGATCAGGTGCTTGTACAGTTACAGTTGCTACTGGTGGATCAGGACATACTGTAGGACATACAATTACGATTGCAGATGCTAACTTAGGTGGTGGCGGAGCGGCGGCATTCACAATGGATGTTGCAACTATTGCCGCAGGTAATACTAAAACACAAGACACAGCATTACCGGCAGGATCAGCCGCGGCTGGTACACAAGCACAAGCATTACTCCAAGATAGTTCTGATAAAATTAATTTTGAAGTATTTGGTAGTGGTACAGCGCCACTAGTAACAGGTAAAAGCGGTAGAGATTCAACACAAGGTTATGTTGATGCAAGATTACGAATACTTGAAAATTTAGATTTTATTGCTGAAGAAGTTGTTGAGTACTTAAAAACAACTCATACTAGTACTTACGATTTTACTAAAGATGCAAAATGTAAAAGCGACATGAAAGAATTTTGTTATGCTGTTATGTATGACTTAGAACATTATGGAAATTATAAATCAGTTCTATATGGAACATGGTTATCTAATGCAACTAATGGATGTCAAAAAGAAAATATGTTCTTAGTACAAAACGGAACTGGCGTAAGAAATATGACAGTTAACGGATTGTCAGGATCATTAGGTTCTGCAAACTCTTATGGAACTAAACGTCCTGATACTGGTGCATATATTTCGTTGGATCCAGGTTGGGGTACAAATGATAAAGCTACTTGGATTACAACTAAATCACCTTACATACAAAACGTTACAACGATAGGTGAAAAATGTATTGGTGCTAAAGTTGATGGTGACTTACACGCAGGTGGTAACGATTCAATTGTTGCAAATGACTTTACACAAATTATTAATGATGGAATAGCAATTTGGGTTACTAACTTAGGTAGAGTAGAACTTGTTTCGGTCTTTACATACTATGGACATATTGGTTATCTTGCAGAAGCAGGCGGAAAAATTCGTGCTACAAACGGAAATAACTCTTATGGAGATTTTGGTTCAGTATCAGAAGGCGTTGACTTAACTGAAGAATATGTTAACGCATACGTTGACAATAGATCATATCAAGCAATCATTGGTAATATTATTGTTGACAATGCAAAAATTATTGCACTTGAATATACTAATGCAGGACGAGATTATGTTCCAGGACAAACAACTTATACATTCTCAGGAGACGGTTATGGTATAGCAGGCGTAACTCCAGTAGTTGTTACTGGTGGTGTTATGCAAGTTAGAATGACAGGTACATCTGGTACATTTGGTGGTGCAGATTATGTTACAGCAGGTAATACAATTCAGGCTGGTAATGCTACACAAGTTACAATATCAAATACTGACGTTGCTATTAGTTCAGCATACGTAGGAATGGCAATTGTACTTACAAGTGGTAAAGGTGCAGGACAAGTTGGATATATTGATACATATAACGCGGCAACAAAAATTGCTACAGTTAAAAAACCAAGCGATGATACTGCTGGTTGGGATCATATGATTAGTGGTACAGCTATTGAAACATTACTAGACAATACAACAACTTATAGTATTGAACCAAGAGTAGTTTTCTCAGCACCAACTGGTGACGGATCAACTGCAACTTCAACAGCTAAAGGTAGAGCAAAAGTTGTAGATGGAAAAATTACAGAAGTTAGAATTTATGATCCAGGTACATCTTATACATCAGCACCAACTTGTACATTTACAGATCCTAATAATACAGCAGATGCACCATTAGAAGTTTATATTGGTGATGGTGTATTAACACAACCTACATTTACTGATGCAGGTTCGGCTTGGACAACTGCAAGTGCTACAGTAGTTGATGCAGGAACAACTAAAAATATTACAGGCGTAACATATACAGCTAATCCATTTGCTGAAACATTACTTGTAGCAAATAAAGAATACGTTAAAGATGAAGTTGTTGCTTGGATTGATAATCAGATTGCAGGCGGCGGCAACCCAACTTTATGGGACGGCTTTGTACACGATAAAGTTAAATGCGAAAGAGACATTGGTTACTTAATTGATGCATTCGTTCATGACTTAAAATACGGAAGTAATAGAGAAACAGTTAAAGCCGCTAAAAAATATTGGATAGGAACTCAATTTGTTGGAGGCGAAGCACCTCAGATAGTTGCCGCTTACGAACAAATGAGAACGATTTTATTAGACTTTGTTTTAGATAATACAGCATATAGTTCTTTACAATCTGTAACTACACAAACTACTAATGCCAACGATGGTGAAGCAGTAGCACAAACTAGACTTGGTGAATTAATTAGTATTATTACACAAGTTGTTACACATGGACTTTCAGTAGTACCAGGACACGGTAGTGATGGTATTTTAGATATTACTGTAACAGGCCATAATATTCCAGGTAAAACAAAAGTTGCAATTTCTGGTGTAACAGGAACTAATCAACTAAATGCTAATAGTTTTTATGTTGGTGTTGTAGATGTTAATACTTTAAGATTATATATTGATGAAAACTTATTACACCCAGCAGTAGGAACTAATTACTCTGCATATATTTCAGGAGGTATTATTACTTACGGTGGTGGATATAGAGACCAAAAACAAGATGGAAAATATCTCCAAGTTGAATCAATGTTATCAATTCCACAACCTGGATCAAATGTTGAATTTGCAAGTGTACCAAATACTTGGTTTAAACTTGTATCAGTTACAAACTTAACTGGAAGTAATCCTTACTCAGCATTACTACAATTAAGTCCAAACGTAGAAATTCCAGATTCTCCAGCACATGGTGAAGTGTTAACAATTAGAATTAGATACAGTCAAGTTCGACTAACTGGACACGACTTTTTGGATGTTGGTACTGGTGATTTTACTAGCACAAATTATCCAGGAACGCCAGCTACACCATCAGATCAAGCAGATGAAACTAAAGAATTTGGCGGCGGGCGTGTGTTTATGACGTCAACTGACCAAGATGGTAACTTTAGAGTTGGTGATTTATTTACTGTTGAACAGGCAACAGGTATTGCTACGCTAAATGCTGATGCATTTAGTATTTCAGGGTTACAAGAACTACAATTAGGTAGTGTTGCTGTAGGAAGTACAGGTGCTACTATCAATGAATTTAGTACTGATGGTACATTTACAGCAAATAGTGATAGTATTGTACCTACACAGAAAGCAATTAAGACATTTATTACGTCCCAAATTGGTGGCGGAGCATCGGAATTGAACGTAAATAGCGTTACAGCAGGAATAGTAAATATTCAGGGTAACACAATAACCACAACGACGGGTGCTAGAATAAATACTACTGCAACAATGCATTTCTCAGCTGGAGTTAGTGGGGCCCCTGTAGCGATGCAACAGTTTTTACTGAGTTAAAGGAGAAAATAAATGGCCACAGGACGATTAGGACACGCAGATTTGGCGGCAGGTGCCGATACAGTTCTCTATACAGTTCCAGCTAACACTTTTTCAATTGTTAGTTTGAACATGGTAAACAGGGGATATTCAGCAGTTGCAGTTAGAGTTGCAGTTTGTAGCACATCTACACCGGCGGCGAGCGAATGGATCGAATATGATGTTGAGCTCTTGTCAAAAGGTGTGTTAGAAAGAACAGGTATTGCCATGGCGGCTGGGCAAATACTTGTAGTATATTCAAGTGCCGTAAGTGTGAACGCAGTCTGTTTTGGAATTGAAACATCAACTGCATAAGATAAATAGTTAAAAGGATAACACAATGGGAAGATACATATCAACAACAGGAACTTCAAGTGCAGTTATCGTAGAGAAATCAACGACCTACACAGCGAAAGTTAATGAAAGGGTCTTAGCCAATACATCGGGTGGTGCGTGGACATTAACCATGCCTGCTAACGCATCGTTGTTGGTAAACGACGTTGTGCAAGTTATTGATCCAACAGGAAGTTATGCAAGTAATAACTTAACTGTAGCGAGAAACGGCTCAAAGATCCAAAATTTGAATGAAGACTTAACCATGAACATTAACAACGTAGCTATCACCTTTATATACACAGGTGCTACTTACGGTTGGGTAATGTCTGGTACATAAGAAAACGAAGAGGAAGTTTAAATGTCAAGTTTAAGAACGTTATTAGGTGACGTAGTAGGCGGGGGAAGTGTCCCTGAAAAGATATTTTATGTCTACAATAACAACCGAGGTATAAACAACGGCGGTTGTTGCTGTTTATGGACTGTTCCGGCAGGAATACGAAATGTAACGTTCGAAGTTTGGGGCGGAGGCGGAGCAGGCTCAGGTGCTTGTTGTTGCCAATACAGTCAAGACGGAGCCGGAACTGGTGGCTATGCAGTTAGAACTGTAACATCTGCGTCTGGCACAGACTTGGCAGGATGCCAATATACAATTTGTGCGGCTGGTAACGGATCATGTTGTCAAGCAACGTGTTTAGGTTATACTGGCTACAAAAGTTTTGTAACAGGATCAGGAATTTCGGCAACTTGTGCTCAAGGAGGATGTGGCGGAACAACTATGTGTCATGCTCTTTATGCCTACAATTGTTGTTTTGGTTGGCATTGTATTGATGGTGCAAGTCAAGGAGATTTCAAACTTGGAATAGGACGTGATCATACAATGAACACTCAGTATTGCCATAATCAAATGTGGGACCAAGTTGGAGGAGGAGCGATGTCCAGCTCCAGTAGAAAAGGACGTGATTACTGCCACGGACCAATGACGTGTTCAGGTTGTGGTTGGGGTTGTTCAGATGATTACCCAGCAGGCGGAAGTTTTAATGGAACTGCTTGTGGGGGTCCATGTTGCTGGGGACAATGGTCTTCAGGAGGCATGGTAAAAATATCATATAGTTAAAAATGGACCTAACAAAGAAGAAGGATAAATATAAAGTATAAGGATACAAATTATGAAGCAAATTACAAAAGAGTTTACATACGATATACCTGATGGATATTTGGAACAAACAAATGCCAAAGGTGATGACGCAACTGCTTCTTATACAGGTCCAGAGAAATTATGGGTCTTCGTAGCAGAAGCGACAGGTGCCAATAAAAGCGATGCTATGCAGATCGACGAAAATTGGGACGATAATGGAATGCCAGCACCACCAGGTGAAACTAAAGTTGAACTAGATTGTGCTGGAAAAGACACGTTGTTATGTGCAATTTTCTTACCACACACAGTTACACTTACACAAACAGATGTTGATACAGATTTACCAGCAGGATATGGAAAATATAGCCATCCGTGGCCACCATATCCAGATCACTGTTATGAAAGAGAATTAATTAAGTACAAAAAAGACACAGCAACAGTAGACAATACCAACGGTGACGAAAAACATACTGATGGTGATTGGGAATTAACTTGGAAGCAACCATGGATGACTTGGGAAATGATCATAGAGCTTAGAAATGGTATGTTAGATTCAAGTGATAGTAAAGTGTCATTTGATCAACCAGCGGCTGTTAAAGATCCGTGGGTTGAATTTAGACAAAAACTTAGAGATATTCCAGTAACGTACAAAAGAGGCGAAGCTGACGAATATCCGGCACATATGGTCAAACTTCCATCTGAACCAACAAAAGGTGGATATGCTGAACCTCCTCACTCATCAGGTGAGGGGATTGGTTAAGGGAGAATATAACTAATGTCCGCATTAAGAACTTTATTAGAACTTGGGGGCGACACAAACGCATTGTCTTTAAAGTCAATTTACGTTTTCCATTCTACTTGGGATACCACTAGAGATAGTAACCCAGGATGTTGCTGTCTATGGACAGTACCAACAGATACAACATGGGCGGCCTTTGAAGTTTGGGGAGCAGGCGGAGACGGCGGCGGAGTATGTTGCTGTATGCAAGGCTTTCCAGGAGGTTCTGGATCTTACGGACGTAAAATTGGCGAAGTAACAGCTAGTTCACAATTTACTTTATGTGCAGGTTCGGCAGGTTGTTGCAGACCAGTAATGGGATGTGTAGGTTGCGGAAGTTATGCTTGTTCATCAACAGGTTGTTGTGATGGAACATATTTTTGTTTATGTGCATCAGGTGGCGGTTATGGATGTGGCGCTTGTCACTTTGGAGCGGCTTCAGGAACATATTGTGGATGTCCAACTTACTCATGTGGATGTGTACACGGGGCAGATTTTGCAATTTGCGGATTTAATGGCGGCGGAGCAGGTACATCAATGTGTGCAAGTTCAGCCTTTCAATTAATACAATCAGCACCAATGGCACAAATGGGTGCAAGAATGAGTAGAGATCAGTGTTATAAAACACACGGTAGAGATAATGGCGGACCAGCTACATTCCCAGGTGGCGGTGGCGGTACTGGTAATACACATGACGGAACTTGTTATTGTGGAGGACCAGGCGCAGGAGGATTAGTTGTTGTATACTATACATCAGATATATAAAGGTTATAAACTATGTCAACATTAAAAGATTTTTTACCAGGATACAATATAACTTCAGCTCCCCCTAAAGCGTTTACAGTTTCATATGAATGGAGCTGGGATCATAACGAGGCTTGGCCACGCCAAGCACACGGAATGCCACCTGAATCAAGATATTGTTGTACAGGAAATAATGGTAAATGTTGTATATGGACAGTTCCATCAGGAGTTACTTACGCAATTTTTGAAATGTGGGGTGGCGGCGCTTCAGGAATGGGATCATGTTGCTGTATGCAAGGTTACGCAGGCGACTCAGGCGGCTATGGAATTAAAAGTACTAACGTAACAGCAGGAGATACATTTACAATTTGTGCTGGAGCGGCGACTTGCTGTAGACCAGATGCAGGTAACTATCCAGGTTGTAATAGTTATGTTATGGGAACTCCAACAGGATTAAGCTGTTTTTGTGCAGTTGCTTGTGGTGGAGTATGTACAAACTGTTCACAATGTCACGGATTTTTTGGATGTTATAGTTGTTGTATGAACTGTTATAACTGTTCTTATATGCCTAATAACGTTGACTTTGGAATTGCAGGAATTAAAGGATCAGCACAACGTTCACAGCATTGTGGTGATAGAGGATTACAATATATACCAACAGCACCAATGGCACAATCAGGACCTAAAATGGGACCAAATGGTTGTTGTACACGAGGTGGTGATATGTTTGGTTCATGGCCAGGCGGCGCAGGATCAAGTTCACATTCATACGGATCATGTTGCTGTGGTTCTCCAGGGGCTTCGGGAGCAATTTACGTTGTATACTATTAGGATAAATCATGGCTTATAAACACGTAGAAATCAAATTTTCATATGATATGCCAGATGCATATCTTTACCAATCAACTAAATTAGGTAAGAAAGGTTCTCACACATATAAAGGTCCTGAAAAATTATGGATCTTTATGGATAAAATGACAAATACAAGAGCAGGTGATTCAGGAGGACAAGATTTAGAACCTGATTATATGCCACCAGCAAATACTTACAAAGTATTAATTGATTGTGTTGAAAATCCATTAATTTGTGAATTACTAGAACCTGATGTTGACCAAGTTCGCATTGACGGTGCAGAGTATACTACAGAAACATTACCAGTAAAAAGAAAAAATGGTGAGAATTTTGTACACATGGAACCAGCACAACCAACACCAGATCATACATACGAAATTGCAGATATAGAATTTAATCCAAATGGACACGACCCTAAAACAGGAATAGGTGGAACGTGGGTTTATCCATTACCATTTAAAAAGCCTCACGTTAGTTGGTATTCATTAAAGAAAACACGTTGGTCTAAATTAAGTGGAAGTGACGGACACGTACAAGATGATATGCCAGCGGCATTAAAGAAAGAATGGGAAGATTATAGAAAAGTTCTTAGAGAGATTCCACAATTATACGGAGCTTCTTTTGATATAACAATTGACGCAGGTGGAACAGGTTATTCTGTAGGGGATAAGTTTGTTGTACCAGCATCAAGTTTTGGCTTTAACGATAGTGATTTAGGACAAAAAGATGATCTTTCTCAACCAATGGGTTGGAGACCAGGCTTTGATCACTACGATGCTTCATTAACACATAGAGGTGACAGTTCAGATGTAACACCAGGTGATAATCCAACAACGCCAGAAGGTGTTATTGGAGAAGTTACACCAGCAGAAGCAACACCAGGTGTTAGTAATGCTACTAGTACAGAAAAAATGACATTAGATCTTACAGTTATTGCAGAAGCAGTAGATGGCGACGGTGCTATTACAGAAGTAAGAACACGTAATGCATTTTTGGGCAGACATATTAAAAAAGCAATGACAGTTGATGAATCAACTGCAACTACAAGTGCTTCAGGAACTGGATTTGAATTTACTTTATCCAAAGTAGAGCGTATTGATCCTTGGAAATGTAGATTTCCAGATGCTCCTAATGATAGAGAAGCACAATGGGAAGGAAAACGTGTTAGACGTTACGCAAGTGACACTGAACGTAACGACCCAGCAGATGGATGGTTAATGGAACATACATATCATCCTGTTACAAACCACTATATTCCACCTGAAAAAGGCGGAAATTACTTTGCTTCAGACCTAGCAAGATTAAATTTAAGTACCGATGGTACACCATTTGACGATGGTGTTGCTGACGGCTTACCTGCGGCTCCTAAAGACTCTACAGGCAAATCTAGAGTAGTAGGAACCGTTACAGCCAGAAAACAATCCTAACAAATCTAAATCCTTTAAATATCTTGCGTAACACAACTATCGTGTAACGTAATTTAGAATAAAGGATAACGGATGTCAGAACAACGTAATACAGCCATTTTTATAAACGGTGGTGCCGGCCGTGTAATCGCATCTATACCTGCTTTAGAGCTATTTGCAAAAGAAAATCCTGATGATGATTTTGTAATTGTATGTGAAGGTGGAACTGATTTTTATAAAGGACATTCAACCTTACACGCTAGAGCATATGATGTTTGGCACAAAAACTTATTTCAAGATAAATTAAAAAACATGGATTTATGTACTCCAGAACCTTATAGGGTTTGGGAATATTATAATCAAAAATGTAGTATTGCTCAAGCATATGATATTTGTATTAACAATAAAGGCTTACGTGATCTACACCGTCCAGTAATAAAACTTAACAGACAAGAACAAATGTTCGGACAAGGTCTTGTTAACGAAGTTAAAGAAAAAACTAAAAAAGACAAAGTTATAGTTTTTCAACCATATGGTAGAGCAGTACAAAATCAAAATGGTCTAGTATCAGACTTTAGCGGAAGAAGTTTCGAGGCTGATAATGCTGTTAGTATTGTTAGAAAACTTTCAAATAAAGTTGGAATAATTCATATGGCAGAATTTCATATGGATTTCAGTAAACATAATGTAAAACATCCTATTGCTTGTCCTCAAGGTGCAGACTTAAGAGCATGGTCAGGTATTATATGGGCCGCTGATTATTTCTTAGGTTGTGATAGTGCTGGACAACATATAGTTCATGCACTAGATAAAAAAGGTACAGTTGTTATAGGATCAACATTTCCAGAAAATGTTTCTTATCCTGACGATAAAAATCTTGACATTTTAGATATGGGTGACGGAAAAAGAGTATATTCTCCTATCCGTGTTACTACAGATGAATACTCGGATAGAGTTAATGATGGTATCATGTATATGAATAGTAAAATTGAAGACGTTATTATTGAATCTGTAATGAATGGCATTAAAGGTAAAAAGAAAATAGGAACCCAATATACTAATAAGGAAAGCTAAACAAATGGAAAAAGGACATAACTCTAAATCTGTTTGGATTGCTGGAATAGCCAGAGGACATAATTCTGGCGTATGTTTATTAAAAGATGGCGAAGTTGTTTTTGCTGTTGAAGAAGAAAGATTAACACGTAGAAAATACGACGGTGGTCCGTATGCTTCTATGGTTAAAATTTTAGAATATACTGATAAACTAGATTTTTTAGTTGTTGCACATACACAAACTTTACATCAAGCAGGTAAAGTAGACTTTAGTGGTGATGATGTGTATACAGGTTTAGCAAGAAAATTAGGATTAATAAGTAGACGAGATTATGATGTTTATGGAAAAGGTCATGAACAAGTAATTGATCTAAGTCATATTCATCATAAACTACACGCCGCGACAGCTTTTTATAGATCAGGCTTTGATGAAGCAGTAGCACTTATTGTTGATGGCGCAGGAACATTCCTTGAATTTACGGTAACAAATCCTCACGGTCAACAAGAACCTACATTATGTTTTGAAACTGAAACTATTTTTGATTGCAAATATCCACATACTTTTAAAACACTTTACAAACATATCGGTGTACGTGGTCCTATGATTTCTAGTTATCATGATAGTTTTAGTAGTCATATGTATGACGAGCCTGAAGGTAATACTCACGAATTAAACATTACTGAAAACGCAGGTATTGTTAAAGCATACGAGGCAGTAACAGAATATTGTGGATTTCAATTTATTGAGGCAGGAAAAACTATGGGATTATTTCCATACGGTAAACAAGATGACAGAGTTCCAAAAATTTTCCGTGACGATGGACATTTTCCGATAGCTGATAGACAAGTTATTATACCTGATTATCCAAACGGAGCTCATGTTAATAATGTTATGTTTGATTATCTTGAACCTGGTGAAACAGGATGGAATGTTGACGAAACTGAACATGAAAATCGACGTAACATGGCTTATGCTATACAAACAGAATCACAAGAAGAAGTTGTAAAGTTAATAAGAAAAGCTGTTAAGATGAGCGGAAAAAATAAAGTAGTTATTAGTGGTGGATATGGATTAAATTGTGTTGCAAATTATCATTACTTAGGTGCATTAAAAGATGAAGGCATTGAAATTTATGTTGAACCAGTTTCAAACGATGCAGGTACGGCAATGGGTGCGGCACTTTATTTTCATAGAAAGTTAACGAAAGACAATACAGTACACCCACAAGTAGATACATTATACGAAGGACCAGTCCATTCTTATTCTGATGCTGACATTAAAAAATATGCAACAAAATATGATGCTTCTATTGAAGATTGCGATGACGAAAAAGTTGTAGATTTATTAACAGATAAGAATATTGTTACTATTTTTCAAGGTAAATCAGAAAACGGTCCTAGAGCATTAGGTAATAGAAGTATTCTTTTTAATCCTGCCTATGAAGATGGTAAGGATTATGTTAATAAAGTAAAGCGTAGGGAATATTTTAGACCATTTGCTGGATCTATTTTAGAAGAATATGGAAAAGAATGGTTTGATTTACGTGGTATGGAATCATCACCTACAATGATGTATGCTGTAAATTGCCAACCAGGAATTGCTGAAAAAATCCCAAGTATTATACACGTAGATGGTACTTGCCGTATTCAAACTGTTAATGAAAAACAGAACAAAAATTACTACAAATTAATTAAAGCATTTCACAAAAGAACTGATATCCCAATAATTTTTAATACTAGTTTTAATTTAGCTGGAGAACCCCTAGTTGAAACGCTTGATGATGCTATAAGGACTCTTGCTAATAGTGAAATTGAATACCTATATCTACCTGAATATAGCAAACTAATCACACTTAAGAACTAAATCCCCGTCCTAGATGATCCCTTTGTTTTTAGGTAAATATATAAAACAAAGAGGATTATAATGTTTGATATTAGTCGATATTTCCGCAAAGGAGCCAATAACTCAATAGAGTTTAAAAACGGTGCTAACCTAAGTTACTCCGGGCCCTCACATACGCTAGTTAATAGCGGTACAGAAATAGATCGTTGGTATGTAGGTGAGTTTATGGGTGCTGAATATACCATAACTTGTGATGTTGATACCAACCGTAAAGAAGTAATAAAAGCTCTCTGTACAGCAAGTCCTCAAAAAGCTAATATTGTTGTTTACGGCAGAAGCAATTTAGGCTCTGATTTACTTCGTTTAGAAGTGGTTGTTACTGATTCATTTTTTAGTTTAGTAGTATATCCTAGAGATCAGGAAGATTCTACTATACTTGAAGGTGCAAAAATGATCTTCAGTGCAAATTATTACAAAACACTAAACGAGGCCACAGCAAGTTAATGTCGATAAATACGTATGGAGCCAATAAATGACTGTAATTAAATCACCGTTTGAATCACAACATGGATATAAAAGCCCAGGATTTACTGTTGATAATGCTGGTAACGTAACTGTAAGAACATTAACTTATACTGTTACAGAAGAAACAGAAGTAAGTGGTGACTTTATCATGCGCCAAACAGGTACTGGTGTGTGGGCAAAATTTACTGTTGATAATTATTATGTTACTGGTACCAATACATTACAAGAAAATCCAGGACTAGCTATAGAAAGAGGTTCAGCATATACTTTTACGTTATTATTAGGTAGTGAAGATCTTTCATTTAATATTAAACAAGACGATTCAAGTAATCCAGGACAATATCTAGCATATAACGAAGGACTTAAACATACGTCAGAAGACGGATTGACAGAATTAACACAAGGTGATGCACAAGGACAAAAAACTGGTAAAGTAACTTTTACAGTTCCAGCAAACGCTCCTACACCATTGTACTATGCAGATTCTGATGGGACTCCTATAGGAGTCATAACAGTTTCAGATCCAACTATTTCAGGTATTGGATCTTTTAGTTCTATTTTAACTACAGGTAATTTAACAGCTCAAGGTGAAAATGCTACAATAACATTGGCTCCAACTGGAAGTTCAGGAACAGTAGTTATTAATCCATCCAACGGTGGTACATTAAGTAATATGGATATTAACGCATTGAAGTTAACTACAACTGATAGTGTAACAATGGGTGGAACAAATGCTAAAATAACAATGGCCCCAACAGGGCTAGGAACAGTTTCTATAAGTCCGGAGACAACAGGTAGTTTAAATAACGTAACAATTGGTTCAACAAAAGCTCAAAATGGAACCTTTCTAGGACTAGTTTCTTCGTCAGGAACGTTAAATAATACAGTTATAGGAAATGTGACACCAACTAGCGGAAACTTTACAGTTGCAACAATGTCTGCAAATCCTAAAGGACCGACACAAATAACAAATAAGAAGTATGTAGATATGACATCGTCAGCACTAGCGATTGCATTAGGGGTATAATTTAGATGGCTAAAACAAAAGTAGAACAATATGTATTTCAACCAGGTATTCCACTTAAAGATAATCGCTATCATATGGCGTATGACTTAATTAAGAATAATGTTGAATTTATATGTGATGAAGTCATAGGATATATTGCTACACAAGTTGCCGCAACTCCAACATATCCAAATGCTGTTAGTATAATCACAGCAAATAAAGAATTTTTAAAAGACGAAGTAATGGCTTGGTTTGATATTGCTTATCCTGGAGCACACACAGCCGACAGACACGCAAAATGTGAAAGAGATACAGGATATAATATTGACGCAATTATATTTGATATTGATAACGGCGGTAATTCAAAAACTATAGAATATGCAAAAAAATACTGGGAAGGTACAAACTCAAACCTTGCTAGTTCGAGTGAACAAAACTATGCTACTTTAGTTAATAATAAATTAGAAGAAATTATTAATGGGTACATTCTTACTAATACTGCTTGGACAACTGCACAAAGTCCTGTTGTTACAACACAAACAATGGGTTCAGGTGAAGCAGGTGCAGACACTAGAGTAACATACTTAAAAGGTATTCTTAATGATGTTACTGTAAACGGATTATCTGCTATTCCTTCATTGGCACCTTCTTGGGCAGGCTATACATATGATACTGCAAAATGTGAAAGAGATACAAGATATAATCTACAAGGAGTTGACGGTGACGGTGGAATTCTTTATGATTTAAGATATGGCGGTAACGAACAAACACGTTTCAATGCTAGTAAGTACTGGATTAATTCAACTCCACAAGTTGATGGAGATAGAACTCCTGAAATATTTGCTAAAAACTTTGTACGTGATTTAATTAATAATTATATTTTACCACAAACAACTTATCCAACTACACAGAGTCCAGTTGTAACAACGCAATATAAAAATGCCGCATCAACGGCAGAATCAGAAGCGGCTGGTATTGTAACTAATAGATTTTCGATTATTACTGATGTACTTTTAAATGGATTAGATAATGTTCCTGCATTAGATAGAGCTAAAATTAGTTCTGTTAAAATGCAAACTCGTGTACCAACAAATGACTTATTATTAATTACTGATACAACTGTTAATGAAGTATTGTTTAACTTTACAGATCCTGGCAAAGGTGCAAGTGTTAAGTATACAACAGATGAAGACAGATTAACTAAAGGTGTTGAAGATGATTTTCCAAAGTTCTTAGAAAGAACTGGAACTATTACTACTGTCTTCTTAGATGTAAACACAGATTCACCTACATACTATCCTAAATCAATTGTTCAATTAGAAGCAAACAAATCCTTCTTACAAAAAGAAACTACGGCTTGGATAGCTGATAAAATTGCAAATGCTACAACATATCCTAATGCTAAAACATTAATAGATGCAAACAAAGAATGGTTAGCAGACGAAGTTATGGCTTGGTTTGATTTAACATACCCAGGTGTTCATAATACTACTCAACATGAAAAATGTGAAAGAGATACAAAATATAATATTGATGCAATTGCATATGATATTTTACATGGTAGTAATACAGAAACTATTAGAGTTGCAAAAAAATATTGGGAAGGTGCAGTTTCACAACTTACAAATAAAGGTGGTAGATTTTCTAGCACTACAGAAAATGAAATTAACTATGCCGTTGCTGTTAATAATAAATTAAGAGACTTAATTGTTACTAATGTATTAACTAATACAGTTTATGTAACACAACAAAGTCCAATTGTTACAGTACAAACTACTAATTCTACAAACGGTGAAGCAAAAGCAATTTCTAGAATACCTGAATTAGTTGGAATCTTTACTAGTGTTATTGAAAACGGATTATCAGTAATACCTAGTGCAATTCCTTCTTGGGATGATTATACTTATAATGCACCAAAATGTGAAAGAGATATTGATTATCAAATTGATGCACTTGTTAATGATTTAAAATGGGGCGGTAATGCAAAAACTATAGAAAATGCTGAAAAATATTGGGTGCAAACAATTCCACAAATAGATGGAGATCGTTCACACGAAATATATGCTAAAGATTTTACTAGACGTTTAATTAACGACTATGTTCTTCCAAACGTTTCTTGGACTACATTACAATCAAGTAATCCAGTTGCTCAAGTAACTTGGTATGCGGCTGGTGAAACAGGTACTAATACAAGAGTAAGCGAATTATTTAAAATTATTAATGACGTTATTGACAACGGAACAGATGTATTACCTGTTAAAGATGAACCTCAAGCGTTTGGTGATACAGACGAACTTCAAATATTTATTGATCAAGGTGATTTAAAAGTTAGACCATATGACTTTGGTACAGATGCTATTGAACGTCAACGTGTTGCACAGGCTCAATCAATGCTTGATGCTGACTTTGAGTATGGACTACAACCTACGAAGTGGCAAGCGATTGCTACACAAAGAGGTTATCCATCAATTTACGAAGTACCAGGTACTGACAAACAAGTTAGTTCAGTTGTAACAGACGCTTCAAATGGAACAGGTGGTATTGGTCAATCATTAATTACTGTTACTACAATCGGTGCTCATAGTATTGAAGCAGGATCACCGATTACAATTAAGGCATTAGAAAATTCAGTAGCAGGGGCAAGTAGAGCAGAAGGATCGTTTATTGTTTCAACAGTACCTACTAATAACACATTTACATATTTTGCAAAATCAAAAGTTGGTACATCTAACGGACAAGTACTTTCAACGTTTTATACACAATTACGACAAGCAGGATTTTATACAGGTGCTTCAATTGGTAATCCATCATTTACTATTGAATCACAAGGTTCAGCAGGAGTACTATACAATCCATTAGCGGCATTAAGTGGAGCAGATAAAATTACTTTCCAAGGAACTGCACCAGAAGTTGGTGCTCCGATTTTAGTTGAAACAGGAGTTGCGACAGCAATTTATACATACTCGGCGGCAGATGCTTTACGAACAGCAGGAACTTATAATAATGTTGTTGGTACATCAAGTAGCGTAGCACCAGACTTAATTGTTCCAACTTGTAACATTACAGTTGACGGAACAGGTGCCGCAATAGCAACAATTGTAACTGGCGGAAGACGTAATGCTGTTGATGATACAATAACAGTTGCAGATAGTTTATTAGGTAGCGGTGGCGCCGCGGCCTTAACATTTAAAATTCAAACGGTTAGAAATAATTCTGGCGCAGTACCATCAGGTTCTCAAGTTACATCAACACTAGGTACAGGTGGTCCTATACAAACACTCCAAACATCATCAGACGTAGCAAACGGATCTAACGTAATTCCGGTTACTAATACAGCAGGTGTATTAGCAGGACACGGTATTGATAGAGGTGACGGCACAGCGGTATTTGTAAGTAGTGTTGTTGGAAATAATATTAACTTAGATGGAAACACTTCGGGTACAATTGTTGGTAACGTAGTGACTTATCCAAATGTTTCAGGAACAAATTATACATCGGCTGGATTTAGTGGAACATTTGATATTGATAGAGCTAGTGGAAATTATACTGTTACTATTAATAACGATGGTGACGATTATGAAACTGGAGATGTTATTATAGTTTTAGGTAATGCTTTAGGAGGTACTACTCCTGAACATGATTGTAGAATTGAAATTACAGAAGCAGATACTAGCGGAGATATAATTACAATTAATGCAACAGGAACAGCATTTGATGGTACAGCTTCTTATTCAGGATTGACAGGTACAAATAGTAACGGTGTTGGTACTGGTTCATTGTTTGATATTTCATATACAAATAATACGTATAGTGTAAGTTTAGCACAGCCAAGTTATACAAATGTTTCAGGAACAAATCTAGGTGGAACTGGATCAGATGCACACTTTGATATTACTTTGTCAAATAATACATATACAGTTGCTCTTAATGCCAGTGATGCAAGTACAGGATATACAGTTGGCGATAGAATTAAAATTGACGGTGCTACATTAGGTGGAACAAGTGCTACACATGATGCCGTAGTTGCTGTTTCATCTGTTAATGGTTCCGGTGGAATAACAGGACAAACTGTTACAGGTACGGCAGTAGATGCAGATGTAAGTTATCCAAACGTAACATATACTACAACATCTATTGGTGGTACAACTGCAAATATTACTGTTAGAAGAGTAGGTACTACTTATGAAGTTAATGTTGTTGGAGGCGGTTCAGGTTACTCAGCAACAGAAACATTAAGCGTTTTAGGAACAGATCTAGGTGGAGCATCTCCGGCTAATGATGCAACAATTACTATTGATGCTGTTGGTGGATCAGGTGAAATTACAACAGCCAGTATTACAGGTACTGCGGTTAATACTCAACTATATGCAGATGTTAGTAGTGGAGTCAACCAATTAGGTAGCTCAGCAATATTTGATGTTACTGTAAATTATAATAATACATATACAGTTACTATAGGAAATACTGGCGGTGTTAATTACGGCGTTGATCAAAAAATTACTCTAGCAGGAACATCATTTAGTAACGGATTAAGCCCAGCTAATGATATTACTATAACAATCTCATCTGTTAATGTTACAGGATTAATAACAGGAATTAGTCATACAGGTACATCTGCAGATGCAACAAAAGACTATGTGATTGGTGATAGATTATCAGTTTTAGGTAGTATTCTTGGCGGTGTTGATACAACAAATGATGCTATAATTAATGTTACAGGTGTTAGTAGTGGAGTAATTACAAATTTAACAATTAGTGGCGCGGCTCCAGACGCATCAGAAACTTATGTTAATCCAGCATATACTACAAATACAGCTGGTGGTAGTAATGCATCATTTACTGTTAATAGAGTAGATATAGCTTATTCGGCAATAATTACTGTCGCAGGTACAGGATATTTAACTGGTGAAACATTTACAATTGACGGTGCGTTACTAGGCGGTTCAACAACAACAAATGATTGTACAATTGAAGTTGCAAGTATCGGTGGTAGTGGTGAAATATTAACAGTTAACGTAACTGGTACAGCATTAGACCAAAAAACTTATTATGGTATAAGCCAAGAGGCTGGACAAGCTGTTATGAAAATTGGTGCAGGTGCTACTTGGGACGTTACATTGAGTGGCGGTACTTATACACCATCTAATGCAAACCCAGGTACTGATTATAATGCAACGCAAGAAATTAAAATTCTTGGTAACCAATTAGGTGGAGCATCTCCAGCCAACGATTTAACACTTACAATTACTGGAGTTACGGCAACAGGAGCAATTTCTACATTTAGTCATGGTGGAACTGCACCTGGTGGAACTGCATCTTATACTGATGTTAGCGGAACAAATTTAACTAACACAGGTACTGGTGCAACATTTGATGTTGTACGAAGCACTGGAACTTATAGTTCTTTTACTATAAATCTAGATGGTGGTAATTATCTTCTTGGAAACAAAATTAAAATTCTAGGATCACAATTAGGTGGCGTTGACGTAACTAATGATCTTATTCTTACTATTACTGGTGCTACAACAGATGGTAGTATTAGTAGTGTTTCAGGATTAGGAACAGCTATTACAGGAACAGTTGTTAAAACATATTCAACTGTAACTATGTCAGAACAATTATTACAAGCACTTCCGGCATTTGAAACTGAAGCGTTTGCGGCATTGGCAACTGTAGAAATTACATTTGGTAGTGCTCATGGACTTGTTCCTGGAGATTCATTTATTATTACTGTAGCTAGTGATAGTGGCGCAAATAATCACACACTTTGTGAAGGACCATTCTTTGCACAGCAAATTCCAACTAATACAAAACTTAGATATCAATGTAGAGCACCAGGAACAATTGGTGATGTTGACGACATTGTTGCATACATTTATCCAAGACCAGATTCATTCTTTGTACACAGACCATATGATGGTGGTGTTATGTTAGGAACAGGTGGACCACAACATGGATCACAAGCAATACGTCAAAGTAAAAAATATATTAGATATCAGTCTGGTAAAGGTATTATGTATACAACAGGTGCCTTGTTTGCACCAAGTTACGACTTACTTAACGTAACAGCAGATGGAAAAACTGCTGGATCATTTATTAGTGTTACTACAGATGATGTTGATCATGGACTACAAATTGGTGGACGTATTAGATTATTAGGAATTGAAACTCCAGGTTATAATGGTGATTATACAGTTTCACAAATTACATCAGAGCGTACTTTTAAAGTTATTGCGGCAACACAATTAGGAAATCAAACACCAACGTTAAGTGCAAGAGCACAAGTTTCATTACTTAAATGGCATGGTGCAACTGTTCGTTCAGGTGCATTTGATGATCAAAACGGAATCTTTATGGAATACGATGGTGAAAACTTTACTTGTGTTCAACGTACTGCAACATTACAATTAGCAGGTACAGTAAGTATGAACGTTGATAGTAACACTTGTAGCGGTGTAGGAACACGATTTAGAGATCAATTAAAAGCAGGTGATAGAATTGTTATTAAAGGAATGACTCATGTTGTTTCTGAAATTACAAATGATACAACAATGTATCTTACACCTGACTTCCGTGGTGTAACTCCAGCGTCAGCTTGTAAAATATGTTTAGTTAGTGATAAGAAAACTAAACAAAACGAATTTAACAAAGATACACTTGATGGTACTGGAAGTAGTGGATATATTTTAGATGTTTCTAAAATGCAGATGATGGGAATTCAGTACAGTTGGTACGGAGCAGGATTTATTGACTATATGTTACGTGGTGACGATGGTAACTTTATTTTCTTCCATAGAATGAGAAACAGTAACGTAAACACAGAAGCATTTATGCGTACTGGTAATATGCCAGTTAGATATGAAATTACTAACGAAGGACCAGTTGGTAAACTTGCGGCAGATATTGATTATGCACAATCTACTATTCCATTAGTAGATGCAAAATACTTTCCTTCAGCAGGAACAATATATATTGATGGTGAGATGATTTCTTATACTGGCATTAATGGAGATACATTAACTGGGGCAACTAGAGCGGCACCTATGTCAAATTATGCATCAGGAGCCAACAGAACATATACAGCTGGAGAGGCCGCGGCACATATAGCAAAAACAGGTGTACCATTAATTAGTAATACTATATCACCAATCATATCACACTGGGGATCAGCGTTCTTAACAGATGGTGGATTTGATAGTGATCGTGGTTACATTTTCTCATATGCTTCAACTGGTAACGAAATTAGTACAACAAGAAATACAGTTTTCATGCTTAGACTAGCACCTAGTGTATCTAATGCTATTGTTGGTGACTTAGGTGAACGTGAACTACTTAACAGAGCCCAGTTACTACTTGAAGGTATTGAAGTTACGTCAGATACAAGTACAGGCGGTATTGTTATCGAGGGTGTGTTAAACCCACAAAACTATCCACTTGATCCAGGGAACGTTGGTTGGGGCGGATTGTCCGGACTAGCGGCAGGAGGTCAACCTAGCTTTGCACAAGTGGCACCAGGTGGATCTGTTACATGGAGTACAGGTGCTACACAGGTTGTTAGAAATGCAACTACAACGGCACAAATGACAGACTCGGCTAATTCATTATATAATAGATCAAATACTGTATGGCATTACTTTTCAGGAGCTGAATGGGATGCCTTAAATGATACTGTTCAAACCGGTGTAGAAGTTGTTGCTACTGGTAACCCTGCCGCAGGGTCTTCAGACTTTCCAGCAGGAACAACAGTATCTGATATTTACTACCAATACTGGTATCCTAGATATCAAGTTAGAATGAGTAATAGAAACTCAGGTTATATTAGTTCTGGAGAATCAATTACATTTGGTATTGGTGGTGATTTATCTTATACTAACTTCTTATACTTTACAAAAGCAAGTTGGGAATCAACCCAAGCAGTTGCTGGTACAGAGGTAAGTGATGCGAATTTTCCGGCGGGTACTGCGGTATCAAATGTTCAAGGACCATTAACGTTTGGTGGAACAGAATACTATAAAGTAACATTTTCACAAACATCAACTGCAAATATTACAGCTGGTTCAACTGTAGGGTTCTTATTTGGACAACCACCATATGCACAGCCAGGTGAAACTGTATTTTCATTCATTGCAAATCCAGGTGAACTTGCAAACTTAGACTTATCAGGATTGAAAGAATTAACAAACACTACATTAGGTGGAAGAGGAACATATCCAAACGGACCTGATGTATTAGCAATTAACGTTTATAAAACGTCAGGTGCGGCTGTTAATGCAAACTTAATTCTTAGATGGGGCGAAGCTCAAGCCTAAAAGTTAAACGCTATCGTTGTGCGTTCTACACCTTTCTCACTCGGCAATACTTGATGTTTTAAATAAGAAGGAAACATTAAAATTCTTCCTTTTACAGCGTTATGAATATTTCCCTGCCAAGAAAAAACAGCATTAGGATTATAATCTTGTGAATATTCAGTGAATGGATTAGGGTTTCTAAACATTAATCCACCAGCGGCGTTATTAGCTCTAACCCAATAAATTCCTGAAATACGTCCTATACCATGTTCATGCTCGTTATGAACATCACCTTCAATATAGTCTTGACACCAATATTCAAATTCATTTTTATTAGTTTGTAATTGTCGATTAATTACTTTAAAATTATTACCTTCTTGATATGCGTCTTTACACTGGCGTAATTCTTGCCATAAGTTAGGAAGGTCTTTTGGTAAGTCTGGAATTATTTTTTTAGGTTCAAAGTAATCAGTAGAGTGTGGTGCAGGACCTTCTCGTGAAGGCATTCTATCAAGTTTACTAACTACAAATTCTTCTGTTTCGTTAGCAACTTCTTCTGGAACATCATGTACTAATAATCCAATTGGAAATAAAGGTTCTATATGCATTAATCATCACTTAATTCTACTTTAGTATCACCGATACTTGGAGCATTAATAGATTGTTCAGCTTCAGTTTTTGCCTGTTGTTTTTCTGCTTGTTGACTGTCACCTGGAATAACTCTATAATTATCACTAATTGAATCAGCTGTACTAACTTCAGTTATACTACTACCTGCTTCTTGACAAATTAATTGATGTGGTTGTAAAGGAGGATTGTGCCACGTCATTCCTGTTGTTAATTCTTTTTGAAGAAGTGAAGCAGTTTTAGTATCAATCCAAAGTAATTGAAATTTCCCATTATTTACAAACCAAGTTTCGTCTTTTTCTTTATGAAAATGCATTGAGAATTTTGCACCAACTTTATCAAAAACTAAAATTTTGCCACAGTACTTGTCAGTAGAAGCCCATATTACTTCATAACCCCAACCTTTTTCTACTTTTCCATGTAATCTATCTGTCATAAAACAAATTCCTCTACTGTTCTAAATTTATGTTCCCCTATAGTACTATTTAATTTTTCTATATTTGCTTGTGTATAATACTGATATTGATTTTTTAGTTTATCTGGAATCGGAATTTCAATAACTTCTGCCGACCATTTTTTAGCTACTAATTGAGCTATATAATCAAATGAATTTGCTTTTCCTGTACCAACATTCCATATATCTGTTGCATCTATAGTTAAAAATTTTTCCAAAATTTCGCATACATCTCCAATATGAATAAAGTCTCGGAAAATTTCTTTACTACCTTTAAATACTTTAATTTTTCCAGTTTCAATTGCTTGTTTTTTAAATTTATGAAAAACGCTCATCTGCTCACCTTTATGTTCTTCTCCAGGACCATAAACATTAAAAAACCTAAAACCTTGAACATTAATTTGATATTCGTTTACTGAATGAACAAATCTATCAAACAAATATTTGCTCCAAGCGTATGGTGATTGTGGATCTACAGGTGAGTTTTCTTTAAATTCTTTTCCTTGTCCATACACACTGGCACTAGATGCATACATAAATGTTGTTCCAAAAGTATCACATAGTTCTAACATTTTAATACTAAATTCATAATTCTGTTTTAAAATTTTATCAACGTCTTTTTCAGTTGTATCACTAATCGCTCCTAAATGAATTACTCTATCATATTCTTTTGGATCAGGAAAACGTCCGTCTATATAATCATTACCTTCTACTTCATGGCCTTTGTGAACAAGATATGGTGCTAAATTTTTACCTATAAATCCGTTTGAACCTGTAACTAAAATTCTCATATTTTTTCAAACCTTATATTATTTGGTTCTATTTTAATCCAACACATACCGCTTTGGCCTGTATTATGTATATCGTGTTTTCTTATTGTTGTTAAAGAAAATTTATGGTCTTCAACAAATTGTTTTGCATAACCTTCTTGTTTTGCTGTAAAAATACTTTCTTTATGAAAATATTGCATTATAGATTTAGGTATCCTCTTGTCATTTAACATATCAATTAAAAGTTTTATATAATAAAATCCTTCATCATAACTGCACAATCCGTCTATAAAAATAGATGAATAATTATTCATACTATATAAGCCCCAAGCTATTAATTGATCAATTACTTTAACATCTCTATCAAAATCAGAAAAAACACAATCAACATTATTCATTAGCTTAAAGTCTATGTCCTGGTTTAATAAAGTAAAATGATCTTGTATTTCTAATTTTTCAACTGTAGAATTAATAAACTCTGAATAAGATTGCCTACCTTCATTACGAGGATGACCATACTGTCGACCATTATCAATAGTTATACAGTTACCTATTCCGTTTTCTTTCATTGCGTGTGCAACTGCAAATGAAGTACAACCTAAACCAGTTCCAAACTCTACAAAAGTTTTATATTTTTTCATTTTTGTTAATGCATAAAAAAATAATGAACTATCTTCAGTATTATATGCTATTCCGTGTTCTTTTATGTATGTTAATAAGTCTTGGTTCATTGTTTAATCTTCTTTATTAAATCTGTTGTTGAATGTCCTTTTATTCTAGGAAATATAACAACATTAGCTAATTCATTTCCTACAGTCGTTTCAACAGTATAATCGTCACCTTTTACAATAACATCAGGATTGATTTTTTTGATAATATCTATTGGTGTATCTTCATCAAAAATTATAACCTCATCTATAAATCCTAATGCTTCTAATGTTTCTTTTCTTTTAACTTCATCATTAATGGGTCTATTTTCGCCTTTAAGACGTCTAACACTTTCATCACTATTAATACCCACCACAAGACGTTTTCCTAACGTGTGTGCGTGTCTTAGTAGCTTTAAATGGCCAGTATGTAGTATATCAAACACTCCATTAGTCCATACTATACCACGATTTAAATCATCAAGTGTAACTGGAGATACACCACGCTTTTCTACAGTTCTAGTTGCGGCATAACAAGCAAGTTCACACGCTTTAGGAATATCTATTCCTTTATTATAAGCATGAACAATAACTGCTAATACTGTATCACCAGCACCTGATACATCAGCTACTTCTTTTGTATCTTCTTTAAAATAATGATACTCTCCGTCTTTATTTAAAACATGAATACCATTAGCACCATCAGTTACGACTAGCCATGTCCAGTTATGGTCTCGCATATATTCTAATGCATGAGTTTTATTATATTTTCCATTCCATTGTTCGTATTCTAGCATATTGGGTTTAACCAAAAATGCTCCATCATAAAATCTTGCATCTTGTTTAGGATCTACAAATATTTTTACATCTGCAAACTCTTTTATATCACTAATAGTATCTTCTGTAACAGTTCCTTTTCCATAATCACTAACAACTATTATATTAGAACTTCTTATAGATGCTTTTAACCTATTAAGTGCTTCATGACTTTTAATTGCTACTACTTCTCTATCCCAACGTAAAAGATGTTGCCCTGTTTTTCCTACTAATCTTGTTTTAATAGTTGTTCTAGGTGCATCCTTAGATAAATTACTAACTATATTAGTCTTTTCTAATAAATGAAGTATATGAATACCTTGCGTATCTTTTCCTATTACTCCATATAATTCTACACGATTATTAATGTTCGCTAAATTAATTGCTAAATTGGCGGCACCACCTAAATTGAACTTTTGTTGTTCTTCTTTTAATATTAAAACATCAGCTTCTGGCGATACCCTACTAGCATCACCGATGATCCAACGATCCAACATTATGTCGCCATAAACTTTAATCATTTTTGTTCCATTAATGATACTAGTTTAAAGACTGTTTCTAGTTTTGTTAAATTTGCTTTATTTTGTAATGTATTACGTAAACCTTGGTGCAATGGTTTAGGCCAATTATTGAAACTTACCCAAGCATATCCATTATGTTCTTCGTTTAATTTTGGAATAAATTCTTCTTTTACTACACAAAGATATGTGTGAAAATTAAATTTGTCATCCCTACTAACAAACGTTTCTAAAGGAATAGACTTTATTATATCAGGAATAAACCCAATTTCTTCTTTGATTTCTCGTTGTAATGCTTGGAATGGAATTTCTTCACTTTCATTAGTACCACCTACAAGACCCCAAACATTATTTTGTTTACTTTGAACCCTATGCAAAAATAAAAATCTTTGAGTATCTAATGTGTAGAAGAGAGCACCACTACATATTATATTAGTCATACTAATAATTATGTTAAAGTGCTAGGCGCCAAGTGCCTTTTCGATATTCGCCTTCGAAGCTTAATGTCCAAGATGTACCGTCCCATTTATATTGGATACCGGTATTAAGATTGGTTGTATACTTGACATCTATAGTTGAATCAGAGCCATCATTTTGACTTGCGTCAAAAACTATAGTCCAAGCATTATTATCCCATTCAATTATATCGTTTGTTGATGCAATCAAATCGTTGCCGTTAACATCTTTCCAAGCATCTGCACCGTCTACATTAGTAGTTGCACCAATATCACCTAATAATAAAATCCTAGTTCCACTTTGTTTAATATCTGTAGGATTAGTTCTTGTTGGGTCAATGATATAATCAATAGTACCTTTAGTAACTGCTGGTCCTTCAAATACAGAGTTAGTTGGAATTGTGTCTGTATCCCAGTTTACAATAAGTTGTGTTTCATCTAATTCGTTAAGTGCAATAGTTCCTACAACACTACCTAAATCTAATCTATTTAAATAAATTTTACTTAAACCTGCAACATATTGTCCAGGTAATACATCTAAAACTACACGCCAATTAACTTCACCTGCAACACCTCTATCACCTAATACAGCAATATTATTAGTTACTATTAAGTCGTAATCTTTATACGTACTAATTGCTAGTGCTGTAGCATCGGCTCTAGTTGCTGTAGCTGTTTTATCATGTTTAGTACTTGTGTTATCATCACCTTTAACATCTTGTGCTTCACTATCATCATAACGTTTAAGTTCAGGTTGCGAAGATCCTAAATCAATTGTACCTTTTGTTTCATCAAAAATACTCATTACAACACTTGTTATAACTCCTAGCTTTTTAACTTTAGCAGGAGGTGATAACCAAATGGGAGTCATGAAAGATAATTGGCCGACATCAATCTCACTTTCTGTACCCATAGGAATACTTCTAGTAGAAAACGTAACATTTTCTAAATTTACTACACTTAAACTTGTCCAATCAACGTAGTTATCAGTTGTTTGAATTTCTAAACTTGGATTAAACAATGTTAATATTTGCTCTATTATTTGTAACTTTTGTTCTGTATTAGTTGACCAAATATCTACATTAATACCTAAATTAAACGGAGTAGGCATTAAACGTTCTACTGTATAGTTTTGTCCTTGCGTATTTAAATATTCTTTATTATTACTGTCATATGCACGTTCACGTAAATGAATTTTTCCTGTATAGGTCGCATCAGATGTTCTCTCTCTGTCCATTGCTAATGATGTAATATAAACAGATATTCTTGGAGCACTAGGTATTTTATTTTCACTATTATCACGTATGATATGTCCTACTTGACGAGTAATATCACCATACATCACAGGTATTTGTGTTAAATTACCTTTGCCATCCTTATAAGAAAAGTTACTAAACAATCTTATAAGTTGAGTAATGTAACGTCTTATTTGTCCGTCATAAAAATGTTGCATTAGTTATCTGCCCTTGGTTTCAATGCTTTAGACAAAGGTTGACGTTCTTTAACAGTTTCGCCGCCTATTACATTTTCTTTAGTATTATTAATAAATGATCCTTTATATGTAGCTTTGTCATCAGTATTAGTTAATGTCATACGTACTGCATCTTCCATTTTAATCCACCTTGTTCCATCAAACCTAAATAATCTATTAGGTAAGAAATCTGTTCTTAAGAAGTAATCACCTTTAATATTAGTAGCTGGAAATCCTATACCATGACCAAATGCTTCACCATTAGGTGCAATTCCATCACCTAATAAGTATCCATCATATCCGCTTCGTTCAGGTGTTTGATTAACCCTATCAGCTAATAGTCCGGCCTGTGAAGCATCTAATGTATCAACGTCTGTTGTAACAAGTTCAGGTTTACCTTGTTTATCAACTTGTAATGTATATAATTGTTGTGTTTCGTATCCTGACTTTTTAGCATCTGCTTCTGCTTGTTGAACAACTGCATTATTAATTTGCATTTCTTGTTCATAAGTTGACAATACATCACGTAATGTATCAGAAGAACCTTCTTCTGCTGGTAAGTCAAGTATTTCTTTAAACTCTTGACTATCTACTATTTGTTTTAATTTTACACGATATAAATGCGGATACCAAGTTTGGCTAAATCCTTCTGCCGCTCTGTTAACATCTTCAACTACATAATAACGTTTTAATGCAACTTGATAATCATTAAGTGCGTGTGGATCTTTTAAGTGTGGTAGTTCTATTACATCACCTGACATAATTTTTCTACCTAATGTTTTTACACTATCATTAATATGAATAGTCATAAACAATGTATCATTTTGTAAAAATAATCCAAATTGACTCATATCAAAGTCAATGTCTTGTACGTTATAAATTCCTCTAATTTGATAAATGTCAGGATCATATTTTCTATCCCTATTTTCAAGGAATAGCATATCCTGTATATTTGTTTCTTTTATAGCATCGTATCTTGGTTTGTCAGCCGTAGCATCTGCTTCTTCAGGATTTACAGGTCCTAAATACTTGTGAACAAATACGTCAGTTCCGCCCACTTGGAACATTTCACCGATATGTCTGTCTAAAAAGACGTAATCATTACCGTGTTCTGGTTTATATAGTGTAAGTTTAGGCATCGTAACAGTATTTATTCGATGCCGCTTCCCGATAAATACATATGGAGAGCATATAATATGAGCGGATTAGCAACACAAAAGCAAGAAGTATTTGATTATGTAAACCTATCATTAGGTGGGGGTATGGTCGATGTTGAGCTTGACCCAGCACATTATGAAACAGCCTTGAATAGGGCATTAGCTAAATTTAGGCAACGATCTGATAATTCTGTTGAAGAATCATATATGTTCCTTCCTACAGTAATTGATCAAAATACGTATATACTACCAGAAGAAGTAATTGAAGTTAGACGTATTTTTAGACGATCAATTGGATCAAGAACTGGAGGAGGAGATGGTGGTACATTATTTGAACCATTTAATTTAGCATATACAAATACCTATTTGTTAGCAAGTACAAATATGGGTGGATTAGCTACATACGAATTGTTCTCACAATACCAAGAACTTGTTGGAAGAATGTTTGGTAGTTTTATTGAATTTAAATGGAATACAACTACTAAAGAATTAACAATGTTACAACGCCCTCGTGCTGAAGAAGACTTACTTTTATATTGTTACAATAAACGTCCAGATAGCGAATTATTAAAAGATTATTTGGCACAACAATGGTTAAAAGACTATACACTCGCTACTTGTAAATATATGCTTGGTGAAGCTAGAAGCAAATTTGCCACAGTAGCAGGACCACAAGGCGGTACATCACTAAATGGTGATGCTCTTAAAGCCGAAGCTATTGCCGAAATCCAAACACTTGACGAAGAGCTTAAAACACAAGTTGCAGGTGGACAAGGATACGGCTTCTCAATTGGTTAAAATCAATACTTGACATTTACTCGTATTTCTCGTATAATATAAACAATATTATATGAGGAATAATCAAATGGTAATTGGAATTTGTGGGCTTATTAGCTCAGGCAAAGATACAATAGCAGATTATTTAATTAAAGAGCATAATTTCGTAAAAATCTCTTTTGCAGATAAGTTAAAAGATAGCGTAGCCGCTATGTTTGATTGGGATCGCGAATTGCTTGACGGTAAAACTGCTGAAAGCAGAGAATGGCGCGAAAAAGTAGACTCATATTGGACTAATGAAATAGGTAGCGAAATTACACCTAGACTAGTACTACAAAAATTTGGTACAGAGTGTATGCGTAATGGATTTTATGATGGTATATGGGTTAGCTTAACTAAAAAGAAAATACTAGATAATCCTGATATTAATTATGTTATTCCAGATACACGTTTCCCAAATGAAGCCAAAATGTTATATGAAATTAACGGGCAAGTTTGGAGAGTAGTACGTGGTGAAGATCCACAGTGGTTTACAGATTATAAGGATTTTGGTACAGAACCTAAAGATGTACACCCTAGCGAATGGGCTTGGGCACACACAAAATTTAAACATATTATTAACAATAATGGGACTATTGACGAACTTAAAAGTCAGGTACAAGGTCTCCTTGTTTCCAAGTAACACCTTCTTTATATAAAATCTTACTACAGTTTGCACAAACAGTTTTTAAGTTTGATGTACGAACATTATTAAGATCTCCATCTACATAATAAACATGAAATTGCTCGCTATGTTTACTACGAAAGTTACATTTATCGCAAGTATTCTTTTTAAGATAGCCAGCTAACTCATACTTTGATGGTCCACGTTTTTTACCTCCATGCTTGGCACAGTTCTCACAAAGGCTTCTATAATAAGGTACGCCTTCCTTATAATAATTAATTGCTACCGGCTTTTTACCGCATTTGCATAAAGGTCTCATAATAATATTTACCCCTGCCCTTTTCAAATCCCTTTTGTATCCTAAATTAGCGAATCATTCCGTGGTGTTTTTTGGTAAATCATATAAATACTAACAATAAGATGACTATGTCCAACGGGAGAACATACAATGGCTAATTTAGTATCACCAGGCGTACAGGTTCAAGTTATAGACGAAAGTTTCTATACACCAGCTGAACCGGGTACAGTACCTATGTTATTCTTTGTATCCGCACAAGATAAGAAAAACGGTGCAGGAACAGGAACAGCTACAGGTACAACTAAAAAACAAGCAGGAACACCATTCTTGCTAACATCACAAAGAGAATTAACAGAAACGTTTGGAGATCCAACGTTTTATACAGACACTAATAACAATCCAATCAATGGAAGTGAGCTTAACGAATACGGTTTACAAGCGGCTTATTCTTACTTAGGTGTAAGCAATAGAGCATTTGTAACAAGAGCAGATATTAACACATCTGAACTAATTGCTTCAGCAACAGAGCCTGCGGCAAATCCAGCAGATGGCACACATTGGTTTGATACAAAAAATACATTATGGGGCATTTTTGAGTGGAATTCAAATGCGGCGACTGTTACTGGTGGACAGACGTTTACAAATAAAATTCCAACTGTAATTACAGATAGTACAAAAGTAACAGGTGGCGTACCTAAGACATCCGTTGGCGCTGTAGGTGACTATGCCGTTGTTGCTACTACTACACTAAACAAAATATATTACAAAAACTCAGCAGGAACATGGATACAAGTTGGTTCAGCAGATTGGATTAAAGCCAATGCAACAGTAACTGGAACAGAAAGTAATCCAACTATTACAAACTCAGCTAGTATGAGTGTTAACGGTACAGTAGTTACATCAGGTGGAACAGCTTTAGCAGATGTAGTAACTGCACTTAACGCCGCAAGTATTGCCGGTG